ATGCTCACCGTTAAGCAGATTGAAGCAGCAAAGCCGAAAGAAAAACCATACCGCCTACTCGATAGTAATGGCCTGTACCTTTATGTCCCTGTGTCAGGGAAAAAGGTATGGCAGCTTCGCTACAAGATTGACGGTAAGGAGAAAATCCTGACCGTAGGAAAATATCCGCTAATGACTTTGCAGGAGGCAAGAGATAAAGCATGGACCGCGAGGAAAGACATCTCGGTTGGCATCGATCCGGTAAAAGCGAAAAAGGCTTCGTCTAACAACAATTCCTTTAGTGCGATTTACAAGGAATGGTACGAGCACAAGAAGCAAGTCTGGTCAGTAGGCTATGCAACTGAACTTGCAAAAATGTTTGATGACGACATTTTACCTATCATCGGCGGCCTTGAAATTCAGGATATTGAGCCGATGCAACTGCTGGAAGTAATCCGCAGATTTGAAGATCGCGGTGCAATGGAGCGAGCCAACAAAGCCCGCAGAAGATGCGGCGAGGTTTTCCGTTACGCTATTGTCACTGGTAGGGCTAAATATAACCCGGCACCTGACCTTGCTGACGCCATGAAGGGATACCGCAAGAAGAACTTCCCGTTTCTCCCAGCAGACCAGATCCCTGCATTCAACAAAGCACTGGCAACATTTTCAGGAAGCATCATATCGCTCATTGCGACCAAAGTTTTACGCTACACAGCCCTAAGAACGAAAGAGCTTCGCTCCATGCAATGGAAGAACGTCGATTTTGAAAACAGGATTATCACTATCGACGCCAGTGTGATGAAGGGCCGCAAGATTCATGTTGTTCCTATGTCAGACCAGGTGGTTGAACTTCTCACTACGCTAAGCTCCATCACTAAACCAGTATCAGAGTTTGTTTTTGCCGGGCGCAACGATAAGAAGAAGCCAATCTGCGAGAACGCGGTGCTACTTGTGATCAAACAAATCGGCTATGAGGGTCTGGAAAGCGGTCACGGATTCAGGCATGAATTCAGCACGATTATGAACGAGCACGAATGGCCTGCTGATGCTATTGAAGTGCAACTGGCACATGCCAACGGCGGATCTGTGCGCGGGATTTACAACCATGCTCAGTATCTCGATAAGCGCAGAGAAATGATGCAATGGTGGACGGACTGGCTTGATGAAAAGGTGGAGTGATCCACCTTAACCATTATCGAAGAGCACAAAGCCTTGCAATCAAGTACAAGGATTTGCAATTCACTTCATTTACAAAGTTTATTCACATAAAGATATTGATGCCAATATAAACATTGCAAGTTCGTCATATCTTATACCATAACTTTCACAAAAGATATCTATATTTCCAGTCATGTGTTCGCGATGCGTTTTATCGTGACACCAAAACCCATACTTACTAGGATCAAGTCCGTGCTTCCTCATTATATTACCAACAGTTTGAGCTCCAACACCAAAATGCCACCTAGCACCATCAAATCCCTTTACCTCAACAGAATCCAGCATCTTAAACTTTTTAATATTATCTTTTATTTCTAGTGCAGCTTTTTTTTCAGCAACATCAATGTCTGTTAGTTTTGTTTTCAACATTTCATTTGATGTATTTATCATTCCTGTAGTTGCATATATTGTTTTATATCTCGCATCCGGCCCACCAATATCAAAAGCATTATCAATTTGTGGTGTAATTTTCCCATAATGAAAGAATAATTCATGCTCACTATTACCTATAGCTACAGTATTCTGAGCGGCAATTACCCCACTACCGATAGCTACTGCGTTACTTCCGGTTGATTTTGTATTATCTCCGAGAAGGACGCAGTTTGTCACATCTGTAGCCTGCTCTGACACGTTACCAGAATTAGAACCTAAAAATACATTGAAAGATCCAGCCGTTACTTTAAACCCTGCATCGAATCCAATACCAACATTATCAGATCCTGATGCAGAATATAGCGCCTCGTAACCTATAGCTGTATTATTATTACCTAACGCGTTGAAACCCGACTTAGCCCCTACCGCAACACAATACTGGATAGACACCCCCGTAGGAAAACTGGAATTACCGCCACGTAACGCATATTCACCAAAAGCGGTGTTCTCATTACCAGCACTGTTGTGATACAAGGCCTGCACACCTGCCGCAGTATTCCCAAATCCTGTTTTGTTATACCTGTTAGTATCATTACCAATACCAGTATTACCGTAGCCTGTTGTGTTTGCACATAACGCAAAAACCCCAACCGCTACGTTATCAGAACCAGATACGTTAGCTCTTAGAGAATCAGCACCGTATGCACAATTGTTTTTACCAGTCTTATTGTTTTCCATAGACTGAATCCCAGACGCGGTATTTGCGTATCCTGTAGTGTTTGAGTGCAAACTCTTCCACCCATATGCGGTATTGTTAGCTCCTACGTTTCCACCGCCTAATGAGTCTTTTCCAGCGGAAGTATTAGTATCATTGTTTCCGCTAACATTAAAAATAACGCTTCCTGATTTAACGATGCTGCCACTTCCTGTGTTTATTACTGATGGATTGGAAGGAATGAAAAATGACCATGAGTCATTTACTGTATGTCCAGTGGTTGAAGAAAAGTTTATCTTCAATCCACTTACGAAAAAATCCACCCCACCTGCAAGTATTACGATTGGTTGCTGAGATACACTGTCATCGATTGGGTTGTACACGTCTATCGTGTCACGCCATGTAACTCCATTATCTGTACTGAATTCAAGCTTATCAGGATTTGAAGCTTCTTTTATTCTTACAATTGCATTTAGATCTTGCTGTCCATTGTATATTCCTGACACGGTCATGTCGTTAACACCAGAGCCAGAATATTTAGTCTGGTAATTAATCACTACTATGCCAGGCCCCCAATATCTCTTATTTAAGTTAATATTATTTACATTATAAATACCATCAGGAATGTATATGTCATTGAATTCCGATATCTCTGCATCGTTAAATGCCTGCGTATTGTTTGTTAATCCATCACCAATAGCACCAAAAAAAGTAATAGGCTTCGAAACACCACCTATCAATCCTGCTCCACCAGATGATTCAAGCTCCAACCTTAATTGATCCGGCTCATACTTCAACACATTAGGAAAATAGAACTGCTGTGCACCATATGCGTCATAAACAGCCATAGAATGGCCTTGCACAGTTACGAACTTTGCAATCTGCCCGTTATATACCGGGTATCCAGCAGCGTTAATGATGATTGGTTGCGAAACAGGAACGTGAGAGCCGTCTTCGTTCTCCACATAAACCTGAATCTGGTTTTCAGGATTTACCGGGTCAGTGTCAATTTTACCGATATAAATTTTTCCATTGGCAACAGCTTTAAAAGAACTCGCCATAGTGAAGAGTTGCGAAGGCATACTCACTACAACATTGGCTGTAATGTCTGTCATTTAATTTGCTCCAGATACAATGAATCGCCGCAGCATGGCTACGGTGAATTTTGGGCATAAAAAAACCCAGCCGAAGCTGGGTCGTTGCGTTGGTTATCTGTCAGTAGTTATGTACTGAAGGAGGTAATTCTTTATTCTTAAGTCTCATCCATGCGGAAAGATTCGTTGGTCCGTCTGGCTCATTAATATCAACATCTCGTGTATGGTTGATTAAAACATCTCTCGCCATTCCGATAACATACGAGAACTCATAACCGTAGTCGTAGCATCTGCCGGAATAGTTCGATTGAATTTGTTTTAATGCCAGATACAGTTCGCGGAATAATGCCTGTGAGCGGTTGGCATAATCCCATAACCATACAAGGCTGTTTGCTTCTTTTGCAGAAAGCTCGTTGGTTTTCTTCTCTTGTTTGCCGATGAACTCACCTTCAAGCACTACCCTGTGGATGTACTCTACAGCTTGCGGGATTTGTTCAATTGAAAGTTCATCAATGCTGTCAATACCAAAACGCTGATGAACCATATTGTATGCATCGTCATAGCGAAGTCCTTTCTTTCCTACCAGCATGTTTACTGCATCGCGTAGCGGTGTTCTTTCCTCAACAGTGGTTTTCTTTCCTTTAACATACTCGCCATGTTTGCGAATTGAAGGCAGAACTTCTGCTGTTACCCACTTGCGGAATTTGTGCGGGACTGAACCTTTATTGACTGCATCGCGGCAGCGCAGAACCAATGTATACATACCTGATTCGCTCACAATGCTTAGATTCTGCTCACCACCAAGGGTGTAACTTAAAGTTACTCCCTTTTCATCGTCATCAAGTGCAGTAAGCGCCTTGCGTGAGTTAGTCAAAGCTAAAGCATCACAAACATCTTTAGCTACAAACCACGGCTCACCGCACTTGTTGATGACGCGGATTTCACTGTCGCCGAATTTGAAGATGGTGAAATCGTTTTGTGCCTTTGCTATACTTTTCATGTCAATATTTCCTAAGACGATTTGTTGATACCGAAGCCCTGACTGTTACCGCAGTTGGGGCTTCAACTTTCTGCTCTATCAGTTATATCTTTCCCTTCATATACTTCACCTATATTGCTAATGCTGGCAGAACATCCAAGATGCTTGTATCTTATGATGTCCAACACGCAGTCACTACACAGCATCCGACCTGTTTCTTTAGAGTAAATGTATGTTTGATCAGCGTCTGATTCGCTAATGCCGCAGAAACAACATTCTTTACTCATACCATTACCCCCTCTCTCTTCAAGCTGTCTATCAGGCGCTTGATAACCTCTGAGTTAAACGACCTGCACTCTTCCTTTGCCCTGCTACCTATAGCATCCTTTAACGACTGCGGCATCCTTACCAAAATCTTACTTATTTCTTTCTCCATGTTACCCTCCACACAAACAACTCTTTTCGAATACAAAAGATAGCAAAGTGAGTATATCTAGTCAAAATTTTTTTGCATACACTTTGCTATCAAATTGAATACCAAAGGTGTGATATGGCAAAGGGTGTGTCAATTTCTCCAACTACGGTAAGAATCCCTGAATCTTTACGCGAGGCTCTTGCTGTCAGAGCATCAAAAAATGGTCGCTCTGTTAACTCCGAGATCGTCATGATTTTGCAAGCCGCGATTGATGAAGATAGGTCGCCAAAGTCAGTTGAGTCATTTGCTCAGCAAGAAGCTGACAAATTCAAAGAGGCGCTGCTTGAGACGCTAAAGACCATGTATGCTAAGGATGAAAAATAATGCTGCACACAATTCATTTCTTATGCCCCGTTAACACTGCCACTGTTGGGCAACTTCAGAACCACTGTCTCACCGCATTATCTCAAGGCGCAACTGAATTAAATATCCATATATCAAGTCAGGGAGGGGAAACTGCCGCTGGCTTTACTGCGTATAACTTTCTTAAGTCACTCCCTGTTACCGTTAGAACTCACAACATAAGCAATGTTGAATCCATAGCTAATATCGTTTTCCTGGCTGGCTCAGAACGTTTCGCAAACCCATTATCAAGATTCCTGTTACATCCTCTATTATGGTGCTTTGCCTCCCCAGCCGCCGACCATGCCAGATTGAGAGAGTACGGGAAATGCCTCGATAACGATCTTGATCGCTTCGTTGAGACGTTCAATATCGACATCGGAACCCATATTAGGTGGGCATCCCTGATAGCAGACTCGACCATTTTGGATGCTAACAAGGCTCTTGAGCATGGCATAATTAATTCCATAAAAACTGCAAGGCTGGCATCCAATCAGGCAAACTGGTGGGTTGTTTGATGGGTAAATCATGATTACTCCTTATAAAAAACCCACCTGACGGTGGGATTTTCTTATTCTTTATCTTTTAAGTCTATGGTTCTTTGTCCAATAACCTTTTCATCTATGTATTTCTCATACTCTTCTCGAGTATCAGAAACCATTGCAATACCAGTAACCTTACCTATTTGGGTTCTAAGAGCCTTAACTCCAACCTCTGATAAAAACTGGTGTATTTTATCGTTTTTGCTGCCTTTTTCTTCTTTTGACGTTTTTGCTAAATTAAATACCTTTCCTTCACTTCTGGCTAATGGGTAATAAATGTGATCTATCGTAAGATATTTAAACGCCCATGGTCGCCCTCTAACTGGTTTGTCTATACCATACAGACGATACCAATGCTCATAAAGTTCAGGGGTGAACTCTCTTTCATACTCACGAGCCTCTTCAGCAACATATCGCTTATATGCTTGAATTACCTCTTCTTTTGTTCTGTCATACCCTGCCAAAGCATAAACAAGCCCCTGAATGCCCGCCTTGGCTGATGCATCAATAATGATTCTGGCTTGCTTAGCAATCCCTTCCTGACTGGAAAGCAACTTACCTTCAGCTTTAGCATTAGAGATTGCTCGACATAAATCAATTAATATTGTTACATCGTAGCCATGTATTACAGGATTAGCTGGAGTGTTCGTGCCCGCCTGTTTGTATTGAAAAATAAGAGGATTTTCAAGTTTTGCCCTTAATTCATGCCCGATATACTGAGAAATAGTTTTCCCCTGAATAAACTTTGGCAACCTGCTGCCACCTTCGCCAAGACCAATCGCTTCTCCCATGCCTCTCTGGCTAATAACGGCAGTTTTGTTATCATCATTTAACACATAGCACTCAACATCAATCCCGAATTCATGCTGGAACGATCCCTTATGCGTAGCAATTAATGGTTTATCCTTCCATCTTGCAGCCGCTGCTTTCTTTGCTATTTCAGAACGCTGCTCTTTAGTCAGCGACTTTGCGCGAGCGATACCGCCCTTAGCTTTCCCTTCGCCACTTTTCTTTTCAGTCATAATGCAAGCACCTTTATTGTGATGTATGCTTGCATTATATGCACTGTACACACATACAAGCAAGCATAAAACCAAAACAAAATGCTTGCATTACAACCGCGCTACTCCAACTACACATTATCATCTGGTATCCTGCACAAAACTAAGGAGGTTGGTGTGAGTGAAAAATTATCAGTTGAGATTTACAGGGATGCCAAAAAATTGATTAAAAAGGCATTGCTGATTTCCCTATCTTTGTTAGCCATTGCCATTGTTTATTTTGTGGCAGACAAAATCTATACAGAACAAAAAAATAGCAAAAAAAGCGCTGAACTGATTATGCGAGCCGAAAATGCTGTCAAGGGTACCCAACCTAAGGTGTTCAATAGAACAGACCTTGGCGAAAGTCACTCTATTTCCATTTGGTTTATTAATGATTCAGATAAGCACATTCTTGTAGAAAAAAACGGTGAAAAATCGTTGTTTTCTACAGGAGGATATGTATCCGGTGATATCCATGCATATCATCAGGCCGGAAAGGCATGCGAAACCCTGTCTTTTTCTATGGATTCAAGTTCTGTGATATCCGCTTCTTGCGATTTTGATGATTATTACCTTAAAAAATAGCCATCCATGGCGTCACCTCAATCCTGTGCCATTCCGCTTAGCGATGCCACAATCCCAGCCCTCGACAAACGCTGGAACTCTTCGTTTCCTAGTGCATCGCGAATTGCTTTTACGGCGGCCTTATTTGCCATAAATCTGCGTTCCGCCGCCGCTAATGCGCCATCACTTGCCCCAACTTTAACTGCCTTTGTCGCCTCTTGAACAGCCTTTTCAATAGCGTAACGACCACTTCTGGTTGCGGATAATTTCGCTATCGATCCTTTTGCTATTGCATCAATTGCTCCACCTGCAGCGCCACCCACTATTGCTCCAATAACACCTCCTCCAGAGAACCCTGCGATAGCGCCAGCGGTTGGAAAAGCGCCAGACAATACGCTCTCTAAAACTGGATGAAGGCCATTCTCAAGAGTGCTAATGGCTGGCATAGAGCGCCCTGTTTGTTCAACATATCGAAGTGGCTTTGTTGCTGCTCTTGCAAGTTCTCCAAACCCCCTGGCAATCCTACCAAGCTCTGGAGAATATCGACTAATTGCCTTCACGTTTTGTGGGGTAAGAATAGTCGCGATATGCTTAATTCCAGCCTCTTCAGACTTACCTCCGCGTACCCCTTGCGATACCGCATCTTGTAATATTGATGCAATTGCTGGCGCGCGTTCCGACTCAGGTAGGGCGCTTATTATTTTATGGAACTGACCTGTTCCACTTTTTGCTGAACCCTGCAACGCCTTAGAGCCATTAGTTACCAACTGATCAGTTGCAAGGTCTCTACCAAACGCTGCTTCAGCCTGTTCTTGTGCTGTAAATCTTGCTTTTGACAGATCATTAGCTTTTTGCCAGTCATCAAGAAAACCGCCATTTTGAGCCATTATGCGCATATCTTCCGTTGCTGCATCACGAAGCTCAGCCATGCGCCTTGCCGTATTTGCCTCACCAGACCTTATATACTTCTGCTCTGCGTCAGCAAGTTTACTTCGCCATGCCTTCATGGCATCAAACGTGATTCCTTTTTTACTAGTTTTAGCATAAGCAGATGCGAATTGTTTCATCTCAGGAGTTAGCGGCATGCCGGCCAAAATATCACCCTGAATTGTAGCGTTCAGGTTTGACATTCTGGCCTTTGCGTCAGGCATCGTGGAGCGGACGCTATCCCATGCGGCCTTTTCTGAATTTTTCATTTTATCAATACTTGCCAAAACCCTTTGTTTTATGGCTGCACTTTTTTCTGATGCAGTTCCTGCTTCAGCCCCAAACTCATCCAATGCTGAGTTAAATTTCGACTCTATTTCACTGAATGCTTTGGTGTGTGCATCCTGTGTAATTCCGGGCTTTGACGCCAGAATCCCCTCCGCCTGAGCAAGACCACGACTACCTGATCTCATGCCAGGAGTTAATGCGTTGATATCTATTCCAGCAGTATCTGCTGCTTTTGCTATTTCGTCTGACACATTAGCTGACTGTCTGGCAATAATCTCTCTTCCTGTACCAGACTTTGCCATTTTCGAAACATCAGCAGCGGAATTTATTGCCCCGCCACCAAGAACTTGAGGTGATTTAGAGGTTAAGATCCTTCCAGCCCCAGAAAGTATCCCCTGAGCACCAATATTTATACCACCGTTAATGGCAGCATTTTGTGCAAAGTCGCCCTCCTGATTTGCAGCATCAGCAAGAGAACCTGTAATCATGTTTCCTGCGGAACCGATATCTCCAGCGAGCTTTGCTGGCGCTCCAGCAGCTTTTGCCGCTGTACCAATTGGCAGGAGATACCCGCCAATTGTTTCACCGGCTTGCGCGTAATGGTCTGTCGGTCGATCGACTGGACGATAGACATCATCCAATACTTTTGGCCCACCAAGCCCCTGACTGATTGCATTAATCAGACTTGCGCCACCCTGTAATACGTCAAATGGTATGTTTACCAGACCACGACCAGCCTGTTCTGCAATTTGCCCTGCACTTTGACCACCTGTGAGCCAATCACCAGCTTGTTGCATCAATGATGGTTCTTCTTTCTGCTGCTGAGGTGGAGGGTATGCTGCATAAAACTGATCTCTTGCTTCAGCCCATTTGTCACCAGCCTTAGGGGCAACAACCTCATCAAAATATTGCGCTTGAGCCTGTGCTTTCTGTTCTTCAGTTAACGCCTGATACTGTGGAGAAGCGATAACATCTTTCCATGCTTTAGCCATTAATCACCCCATAAAGACGAGAAACCGGACTTATTGCTGTCGCTTCCTGATTTTCGCTCACTAACATATGTGTCATAACCTGATGAACTATATCCCATTGATTCAGCCTCCCTTGCTGCAACCTTTTGAAATACAGAATATTGCGATCGGATTTCAGATAACTGTTTTCTGACGACCTCTTCAGGCTGTGTTATATCGAGTTTCGCGATCAGGTTTTCCAGTTTTTGGCCTTCAGCATTGGAGAGGCTACCCATACCTCGCATAGTCTGCACGTTCTGGACAAACGCACCCGACTTTAATTCTTCTATCGCATTACGGTTTGCAAGCCCTTCAGCACTTGTGAAGCCATCTATATTTCTTCCTTCGAAGCGACCGATACCTTCAAGCTCCTTCTTACCAAGCAAAGAATCTATTTTCTCTATCCCTCGCTCACCAGTAATCAACGCATTGTTGTAATTATTGTTGCCATCAAGCCATCTCTTAGCCTGAGACATTCTGGCTGACGTTGCAGCTTTACCGGTTAGAGGATCAATTCCCGTCGCTGCTATCTGTGAGTTAAGAGACAAAACATCCATATCCTGAAGTTGTCCTGCTCTTTCAAGGGCCGCCTGTGACTGCTTAAACACATACTTGTCGTGATTCAGTCTTGCCATTTGAGCCTTATAGGAAAGATCCTGCCCCCTAATAGCCCTCGCATTCGTCATGTCATTATTGCGAATGGTTTCGTTAATTCTTTGCTGCTCCTGCTGGCGACCAACCATCTTGTCCTGAACAGCAAACGCCTTTTCTGGCCCAAGCGCACCGAGAGACATCGTAGTCAGCATGTGTGATAGCTGCTCTGGATTCTGGATACCTGTCTGAATCATCCAGTCAGCATTAGCACCAACGCGATTTAACCTGTCCTTGTTGTCAGTAATGAATTTACTGTAGGCTTCCGGTCCCTGAGAAAGAGCGACGTTAGCCCTCATGGCTAAATCGCCCATATCGTTGCGTTGCTGCTCATTAAGACCAGAAAACGCCTGTTGTGCCTGTGCAACAAACGCTGGATTTTCCTGGGCAAACTTAAATAGTCCCGATGGATCACCAGAAGCCCATGCATCAGCGTGAACCTTATTGAACGCACTAATAGCTTTCTGTTGCTGTTCCTGATTGTAAATATCAGCAACTCCAGCCAGACCACGTAACGCGGTCAGGCCAACGTTATTTGCACCTGAGCGAGCCAGTTCATTGTTTTCGCGGATCAGACCAAGCGTTGCGTTAATGTCGCTTGCCTTTGGCGCATTCTCATTTTGCGTACCGATGCCAGCCAGAAAACCACCAGAATTAATACCCTGTTGCCACGTAGCCATTGATTACCCCTTAATAAAGCAGTGAACCAAGCAGACCGATACCAGCACCGATACCAGCACCCCACGGAGTTGATGAACCAATTAATTTCGCAAGTCCAGCCCCAGCAATAGCACCAGACGCACCTCCGCCAATAGCAGATTGCATTGCTGATGGTCTGTTGGCATTTGCCGCTGCAAGAGCCGCACTTTGCTGCGAAATCTGACTCATGTTGTTGGCATATGTCTGCCCGGCGTTTGCCTGACCTTGCAGTGCGCCAAGACCAATATTTGCCAGATTCTGGTAGTTGTTCATCTGACCAGATAGCCATTGCTGACCAAGCGTTGGTGCGATTGTTGCTAACTGATTACCGGTTGCAGTCGAACCCAATCCACCTGTTGCTTCCGCTGCAGCCAGACTCTGATAGCGAGCCTGACCAGCAAGATCTTTGTACTGCTGAGAGTTGTAATACTGATTAAGTGCCTGACCTTGCCCTTCCAGAGACGATAAGTTCTCGAGGCTGCCGACATACTTATCAGCCAGAGGAGTAAACGGCTTCAGGTTGTTCATGATGGTGTTGAACTGCTGATTTTGCAGGTCTGCGGCATACTTCTGGGCTTCTGCTGCATACTTTGCGCTTTTATCAGAGCTGCCACCTTTCCCGCCTTTTTCAGGGCAATAAGGTTCCTCGCCACGCAGTTTTCTGCCTAGCTTAAATGCATATAACATGGCTATCTCCCGTGATTCAGGAAGTCGATTAGTTCTTCGCGTGTGGCGCTGTAAAACGTCACGTCATCCACGCCTTTGAAGTATTTCTTGATGGTTCCTACACGCTTAAGGCCAATCATTGCGCAGTACATCTGCCCGTGGCGGAATTTGCGTGCAGCGAACGATGTGACGCACTGAACGGTGGTGTTAGTCAGAATGTATCGCCAGAACGCCAGCCCGATTTCCTTGCTGAATCCGCGAATCTCTGGCAGGTACATGGCGTGGCAATCGAATGTAAGCGGCTGAATCTCCTGATAGTAAACAATGCCGCCGAACTGCCCGTGCACGTTCACCTCAAAGTAACGGCAATCAGGTTTGTAGTCGTATCCATCACCGTTGTTGCTCCCGGCAATAATGTCAGGGTGATTTCCGACTGCTTCGATCAGGTCGATGTTTCGCGTTGGTTTGAACTGAATCATTACTGCTCCGCGATTATCTTGATGGTTGTGGCAGTAAACGCCGCACCATTTGACTGGATGGTTAACGTACTGCCATTTGCGGCAAGAAAGCCGTCTTTATCCACGCTGAAAAACGTAGCTAACAGGATGTTATCGGTCGTTGTCGCCGAGTTGCGACTGCTTACCAGTGTGTCAGGAACAGAGCCGGAAAAGGTTAGCTGCATTGACCTGTTTGCGGTTCCGCTGGGCCACGTCCCGACAATCGACAGCTTGAAGAACAAGGTTTTGTTCTCGTTGAACACAACCATCTTGTTGTTAACGGTGTCGAAGAATGGTGCCAACGTTCCGGATGACGGCGCGAGCGTTTTCAGCAGGCTAACAAGGTTAGTAGGCGCTGTCGGGATGGTTACTGATACGCCAGAGTAAACAACCTCCGACTTCTTGCGAGTAGTGGCATACTCCAGAGCATCGATGCGCGTTTCATGGTCTGAAACCTGCGATTCCAGCGACTGAACTCTGGTATCAAGCGACGCAATATCGCTTTCATTCTGGGCGATTCGTGTTTCATGTTCCTGAAGAGTTGATTCTGCCTGGCTGATTCGCTCCTCATGATTAACAAGCGTTGCTTCCGCAGCAGAAATTCGCTGCTCATGGTCAGCGAGAATAACATCCTGCTCATCGTTCCTGACTTGTGCGTCATAAGCACCCTGTCCGGCCTCGTTGGCTTTGTTCGCCACGTTACCAACATCAGTACCCTGTGCGATAACGTAAAGCAGATACGACTGCGAGAAGATATTGCGTGGAAGGACTGATGTGTCCAGCCGTGTAGCCTGAATGATTACCGGCACATTGAGATTCGAATCAGCCATTACTCAATCCTTATCTGGCAGCCTGACAGAGTGACAGGTGACTTAGTGATAACGCGCAATTTGAAGCCGACATTTTTCCTGATGCGCCCAACTCGCTTCCACAAAACGCGTTTGTCGTAAACGAACGGTTCATTCTGCTCAATCATCTGCTCACGACCGTAATTGATGCCGTCAGTGGTTGCAGAGAGGAACAGGCGGTCAGCATACTGCGCAACACCAGTCGATGATTCCACCTCCAGATCAAAGCATCTGGCGTTATCCGCTTTGAACAACGGAGTAAACAGCAGGTGTTCCTGTTGCTTGTCGTACTGGCTGCTGATATCGAACTGCAATTTCCCGATCACCGATTCCAGCTTATCGCCGCACGTTATCTGATTGCCTTCGTAAATGAAGTCGATAGCGCGGTACACATCGTCATACAGGCCTGTTTTCAATACACACCATTGCGGACCATTGGCGCTTGAAGATGCGTCGTGTACGAGAACATGGCGCGGAAGATGGATAATCAGCAACTCATGCGCATCAAACCGCAGCGATTCCATCACGCCTTCAGCCAGTTCATCAGCAGTGTAGGAGCGTAGTATTTTCTCAATGCTCGCGCTGGCGATTGGTGATACCTGACCGGAGCCGATGATGTATACAGACGGAGCACCTGTTGCCGGATTGCTGATGAACGCATAGGAATCAGCGAATGGCGTTTTGCAATAGGTTCCGGCAATACCTTTCTGCACCATCAGCGATGGTTGTGCAACATACAAAGCGGCACCAACGGTGGTTGCACCAGTCAGGGAGAAATATTCAATCGTCGATGAACCAAAGCAGACGATGAAGTCTCGCCATGTTCCGATGCCAATGATGCCGTCAGGCTGAGACTCAGCACGATATTGTGCGCTGTATCGGTCAGGATGCGATTCGTCTTCAAGGTCAGTGATAAACCATGAATCAGTGCCGTCTTTTGACCACGCATAACGCCCACGTAAGCGTGTAATGTCGCGGACTGAACCTAATTCATACTGCGTGAATCCGCTGTCTGTAGGCCAGTTTGAGACGGTTTTAACCGTGCCATCATAGCGGTATTCGACCAGTTGACCATTAACGCCTACAGCCTGAGATGTCCGACCATGCGCCATTGATACGCGACCACTTCCGGAAACATCACCGACTTCACTTTCTCCTTTATACAGCTTGCCACCACACACACGATAAACAGCATTCTGCGCCATGTTGTACTCGACGCCTCGAGATACACCGTTCACATCAGAACGTTTGGCAATGCCCGGGAATGAGCGAAGATATCCGCTGCTGTTCAGGATTTCTTTGGGTGTAGCCAACATATTCACTGGCAGATAGTCGATATAGTCGGCGTTTCGGAAGTCTTTGCCGACGCCTTTCATAAGCGGAAGTTGCTGAATCGGCATTTATTCACCTCACGTACTCGGATCATCTTTCTCGATGTAAAACCGATTCCACGTAAACGCGCTTTTGTTACCACTACCGCGAGGCATGTCATTTCGCCGCTCAAGTGGTGGTATTTTGGTTAAAGCGATACAGATTGTCTGATATGCACTGTCAGCAGCGGTAAGGAGAGCGTCTGAAGGCTGAATGACGTTATCCATGCACACTTGCACAGCGAGTTTCAAAGCGACGCCATCATTTGCCCATGCAGGGATACCTGAATCATCGTCCGGTAACGGCATGATGCCGTTTTCTGTATCAGCAAACTGATACCCAAGCTCGATACCTTTAGTCTGCCATGCTGCCATCATGTCTTCGAGGTCATTAATGGCATCTTCAATTGCCTGAGGGTCAGCATCTGTCAACGTGGCATTGGAATACAGCCCGGCTTTTCGTAAAGCCTTTAGAACGAGATCACCCTTCGTTTTCGCCATCTTCTTCCGCCTTAGCCACTTTTTGCTTCGCTGCGGTTTCTTCAGGAGTTTTTACCCAGCCTTTTTTCAGGTGAGATTTAACTTCTTCGTCATCAACAATGATGTAATCGACAGCAAACTGACCACAGGTGATCATGTTGCCAGGCTTATAGAGCATTGTTCGTGCCATTGTCTTCTCCCAATAAAAATGGGGCCGAAGCCCCACCAAAATTACTGCCCGGCAATAACGATGCCCGTATATTCAGGAACAAGTACAGAGCAACCGTACAGAGTGGTGAAACGAGCAGTGGTTACGCCTTTGATGTGGTCGAAGGCGTAAGACATGATCAGCGTAGCGCCCTGCTCGGTGGTTGCTGTCATTACCTGTGGACCCTGACCAGTCGGGAACGCCAGTTTGCCGTACATCAGCTCAACAGAACCATCAGCCCAGAACAGGTTAGCCGGTGCGGCATTCTTGTTGAGAATGGTAATTGCTGCACCATTTGCCGCGTTAGCATCAACGTTTGCATATGGACGGCTGGCGACATCTGCGTTGTCAGGCGGCAGAATTTTCGGGGAGATAGTTACTGTCGTTCCGCTTACTGCCAGAACGCGGAATACCTGCGGCTGCCCGGTGGTGTCTTTGGTGATCTGGTGTACAGAATTCACGCCAGCAATGGTGAACGCATCGCCAACCTGCAACCCAGATGCAGATACCGTAATAGTCCCCTGTCGGTTATCCACTGGCATATCGTTAGCATCTTTCGCTTCAACCTTGTGCGCAGGTGCTGCTGCCAGCGTAATGGAAGTTGCTGTACCCTTCGGAACACGACCGGAAATATCGGTCTTGTAGCTATCGAAGGACGCAACCGGAGGGATCTGCGCTTTTTCGTATGCTGTCAGGGTTGCGCCCTGAGCATAGGCACGGTGACCAAGCTCGCCAGCAAGGTCTTTGTAGTTGAAGGGGTTCCAGAAAGAGCGGCGGTTGATACCCTGTGGTACACCAATCGCCGTCATGGTGGCATCAATACCTGCCGCACAGTTCCACAAATCACGGCCCTGTGAACCAGTGGTTGAGTCAGCCATTGTGATCACGTTAGTAGCACGCTGCGTGACCATGGAAATCAGGTCAGAGTCAATCTGTGCAGCAAGGCGCATACCTGCGGCGCGACCAGCTTCAGTTTTATGTTCCGGGTCACGCATTTCACGCGCATCCAGAGTGTACAGAATGTTTTTCGGCTCCTTGAACACTGAAGGAACAAGGCGCTGAACCAGTGCTGTTGGCGTTTTGCTGCTGAGATCGAGGCCTTCCTCAATGTTCATGTGGTAATGCTGCGGACGATACAGAACATCGCCTGCTCGCTGCATTGCAGTATCACCGGGACGGAATTTTTTAGCGTTACGGGAAACTACGCAGGCGGCCTCAAAGCCTTCAACGTAGTTTTCGAACATGATTTCAAGGTCTTTTGCTAATTGGTTAGCCATGCTTAATGCTCCGATAGGTTATTTTTTTGCCTTTTTAGCGGCGAAATACGGCGTCCAGTCACCAGTTTCCAGCGCCCTGGCTTTCAGTTTGTCGAGGTTGTTGATTACTGCGCCGTTGCTCCCCTTAACTGTCGGGGTTGTGGCTGCCGTGGTTTTTGCTTTTGGCATGATTCTGGCCTTCGATTCGATACGTTCCAGCAGACGACCAATTGCTACGGGGTTGGTAGCTTCTGCCAGTTGCTTGCGCAGTTCAGCGTTGCGACCGAGTGCCAGAACAACGATTTCCGGCTTCTCTGACTCAAACAGGATCGCGTTTTGTGTCTCGATGGGGATTTCCTCGAGTACGGCCTGCTCAGCTTCCTGATAGCCAGGAACTTTGAGAGCCTTAACACGTTGCTGATATTTGGATAATCGCTCTTGATAGGCAGCCTGAAGCTCCTGCTCCTTCTGCTTGCGAGCCATCTCCTGTTGCTGGTACTTGCCGTTATCCTCTGCCCACTTAGCCATGCGTTGCTGATAGATTTCTTCATCGAAACCGATGTCCTCATCATCCAGTTTTGGAATTCGCGGTGGTTGAGTGATTACCGGCTGCTGCTCGACGGGTTTCTGAGACTGACGCATCAGCTCTTTCAGCTCGCGGTCTTTCTCTTTAATCGTCTTGCGCAGGTGTTTTACCAGTCCATGCTCTGCGCCATCTTCGCTGGTTGGCGAATCCAGCTTTTCGTCACCAAAGTAGAATTCCTGTTCTGATTCGTCGTCATCAGTTTCAGTAGCTTCCTCTGCATCATTGCCGGAGGACTCACTGCCTTCTTCTGTTTCGACTTCTTCAGCCAGTTCGACATCATCAGGAATCTGCTCTGACGCGTCGGTTTCGATTTCAACTTCTGGTGTGTTTTCTGCCATCTGGTCCATTTGTTACCCCTGTTTACTCGATGTTCAGCCCATCGGAAGGCAATAGGGTGCCAGGCCTCATAAAGACAGCCATTGCACGTTATGGGTTAATTACTGCTGTGGTTGTTGCTGAGTTGATTTTTGCAGGATGCTGCTGATGTCCATGCGCTGCGCATGGCCCTGTGCCTGACTTTTCAGGACAAGCTCTGCATCAGCACGGGCATTGTCTCCTTGCTGTTGCTGGAACTGTCCGAGCAGTTTCAGAGCCTCGCGGATATCAGATTTCTGCTGACTATCGGCAGATGCGAGGATTTTCACAACATTTGCCGCTGCAACCTGAGCATCAGTCTGTGCCTGGAATGCTTTAACCTGAATGGCTGCCTGTTCGTTCTGCGCTTTCTGCAATTCAGCCTGACCAGCAAGAAGCTGACCTTGCGCTGCAACCATAGCCGGATCTGGCTGACTGGCCTGTTGTTGTTTCGCCTGCTCAACCATTTGCTGCTCTTCTGGCGTTCTCGGCTTGATAACTCCAGACAGAAGCAACTGATTTCGGTTGTATTCTTTAAGGTCGTCCATCCCTTCGCCGTCCATATTGTCGAGAATCATCGACGATACAAGGTCATGCTTCGGCGTTCCTGGCGGGATAAGTGCCAGCATGGAAAGTAACAACTTAACCGTTGCATCACGGCGAGTAGCGAACGACTGACCGACATCGACAGTCACTTCATAGTTACCCTGCGAAAGGTCGTTAAGCGCGATAACCTGCCCTGTCTGACGGTCAACCACTTCACCAGTCATCAGCGCCACGTCATCGCTGCCGTCCTCATTAACGATGCGCATTGGCGTATCGCTGCCATAGACTTCACGAGCCATAGAAAGCCACACGACGCCAGCACGGCGCATGGATTTAGCCATGTTGTCCATGTAGATATAGGACTGCGTATCCATCCGGTTAAAGATGCTATCAACGGTATCGGTGGCGACGTTGCTCGGCATGTTCTCAAGCTGCGACGCACCTGTAATTTGCTGAATAGCCGTTCCGGTGTACTGCAATAGCCCGGCAAGAGCTGGAGGCATTTGTGTCGGAGGCGTATAACTGCTGACCTGAGCCTGCGCAGTAATATCTCCGTTTTTGTTTTTCAGACTGACCATCGGCAGGAACGCCGGGCGCTTTTTGTTGCGCTCCGCCCAATGATTGGCTAGAGGACCAGGAATCATGTCAACATCAACTACAGGAATGCCATCACCGCCAGCCTGAGTAGCGTTATCTGCAATCATGGAAACCATCAGGTTCTCAAGACGCTGCGCATCCATCGCTTTTGCTGCGTGGCCTTCGATTCGCTCCTGATTATCAACAAATGAGCGACGCCCATATACCGGGATGAGAGGAATATGTTCGCCCGGAATACGCTTCGGTTCTTCCAGCCATTCAGCGCCAGACAGAAGTCCGCAATAAACGCGGCGTTTCTTCACTGTCCGCTCGCCAATCAGTTCGAATGCACCATCGGTCAGCTCGTCGACAATATCTTTGATTTGCTCTTCATCATAGATTGCCGTTTCTCCGCTAACAGGGTTGCGCCACGCCGTGAGCTTCACCTTCTCTATGCGAACTTCGTAGTAGCGTCCAACATAGATGGCGTCAGGCGTTGACCAGTCATACTGAGTACCAGTGTCATCACGGGAAAGGCTTGCCGCGATGGAATCAGGGTATTCAGCCTCGAACGCTTTGGGCGTCATGGAGAACATTTCCATAGCCCACATAGCATCAGAGCGGTCATATTGCTTGCTGTCCTGATCGAAGAAGACGCATGTCGCTGGGTCGTAAACAGGAAGAAGGCTGATGCGTCGCTGCTCGTTACTCGGATCCATTTCATCTTCGTAATCGGCACACATGCGGAAACAACCGAATCCGCCCGTTACAGCATCATCAAATGCGTTATCACACGCTTCGCCACCGGATGTCTCCTGATAGTCAGCGCGGAATTTACCATTCATCTTTTCGGCTAACGCTTCCGATGCCTTATCGTCCTTCGGCCTGAATTTAACGCTGATGCGATTCTGTCGATACTCGCCAATGATGCGATCACATTCACGGGCAATCTTATTCAGTTCAAAGCGCGGGTAATGCTCAAACCTGCCTTCATCAAATGAGTAACCAGCGTTTGTGCTGCCTTCCCACTGTGCGCCGGATACCCGGACGAAACGTTGAGCCTCAATAATCTGCTCACGCATATCCTGCGTTGCTGACCAGGCATTATCAAAGTTGCACAGCACCTTGCGATGCCAGTCAGTCATCTTTCTATCATCAGCCATCATCCAACTCCGCAAGGTATGTTGTAGCTTGAGTAATCAATCTCTTTAGGATCTTTGATGTCTCGCATCTGTATTGCAAAACGCCTCATCATGTAGCCATAGCGAACAGCAGAAAGGATGTCGTCATTTAGCTTTACGATCTTCCCGTTCTCATCACGGTGATACAGGCGAAACTCTTCAAAGAATGGCTCGCAGGTGTTAAATACCTTGAAACGACCGTCGAGCATCATGTCGCGTATCTCTGCTATCCCGGGTTCGACCGCATTACCTCCATCAGGCCATGTTGCATGATCTGGCAACATGTCGAACCCAGCGTCGGCGTATTGTTCCTTGAGCTGAGCGCCACCTCCCTTTTCGTGCTGATGCCCGTCATGAGGCCAAGCCGTAGGGGTGTTTTTGCTCCATGCTTTAACAGCACTCCATGCCTCTGTCGCCTTCTTCTGTTTGGCCTTCCAGACGCGAGAAAGATAAATCACGTCCTCGTCTTTATCCCACCAAAGCTGGATGTGTGCCTGTGGGTGATCCCATCCGAAGTCCATTGCATTGATGACGTAGAAGTGATCAGGACACTCGAACGGCTGACACTTAATCGTCTCTTCCGGTATCTGGAAGATTCGACCGCTACCCATCGTAGGAATACCGCGAGCACGCGCCTCTCTCTCATGCTCAGGATAGGATGCGATGATTTGCTCTTTCTGCTCGTCGGTGTAGTGCTCAGCGTCATAGATGGTCATGTTGACCACTTTCTGAGACTTGCTGGGATTCTTCAGGAACTTGGTAACAACGTCAGACATCCCCATCAGCGGGGTAAACGTCAGAATCGAGAATTGCCCGTATTTGTTGGTACGGGTAAGCCCTTCGCCATAAATGCTGTATGGTGGCTCTTCATCAAACCACACGCCGTGGATTGTGTCACCCTGCCAGCGAGCGCGGCCTTGCGAGTATGGTTTGAAGTAGCAGATTGAAATGCCATCTTCAACGCCATCAGCCGTGTGATGCTTAACCAGAAGATGATCAACAAGGTTCGGAAAGAAAGGAGACTTCTTCCAGCTAATGATGTCCTCTTTCGGTATGGAACCGTAGCCAGGCTCGTCATTCTCTTCGATACGACCGCACAGGATGCGTTGAGTCGTTTTGGTTACAGTCTCGTTTGTCTCGCCACCAATCCAGAAGACAACAGGCTCATAGAAACGCTTACCTTTCCACTCTCCGCCATATTTACCATCAGCAGGATAGCCTTTTGTGCCCGGATAACGCCCGGTAAGGTGAAACGCGACTTCAGCAGCCCCAGTAAATGACTTACCAAGCTGGTTACCAGCCATAAAACAGCGCTCTGGATAGTCATGCCCGGCGTCGATGAACTCACGCTGTTTGCTGTATGGCGTAAATTCATATAGCAGGTGTGTGTTCCGGTAGTTCTCTTCTTCTTCGAGTAGCTCGAGCAATTCTATTTGCTCTTCGTCGCTCAGGTTATCAAGAATCGCGTCCAGTTCCACGGTTGAATAGCTCCTTGATACGAGAGCGTCGCTTATCGCGATCTCCCTTATCAGGTGTCACGTCTTCAACTTGCGACTGCTCTTTGAGGCCCAAATCACGGGCGATGATGTTAGCGTTGAGAAGGTCAGCGGCTGCGCCAGAGAATTTCTGGTCGTAGATGACCTGTTCTGCTCGCGTAACGACTTCAGATAAATCTTCTCGCAGGCGATATGTGCGCCATGTTTCAAGCGTCACATCAATGAACAGAGTGAGGCCGGTGATGGTCATCGCTCGCATCTTGGCGATAGGCTCTTGTATCACTTCCCCCTGATACGAGAACGCCTTCATCTCCCATAGCGGGTTAGCTTCCACCCACTCGAAGTATTCACAACAAGCAGCCCACAGCGCCTCAGGCGATTCGAATTTAGGGTTTCGCCCATGACTACTGCGGGCCTCCCAAAATCGGTTGCCCTTTGGTGCTGCCATATTGATTATTTCCCTTCTGCTTGCTTATCCCATTCATCGCGGAATTTGGATGGGTTGTCGAAACCTTGAGTTGCCATGATTATGCTCCGGTGGTGAACAGGTCTAACGCTTCCTTCGATTTACGTACCGCTTCGATAGTGCGGGTCGTGATATCTGAATTAGCGCCGCCTGACTGGAAGTGAATTTTGAATAGCTCAAGCTTCAGCTCGTCAGTGCCAATGAACTGAAATGCTTCTTCTGCGGCTGCGTTCTGGTTCATGACCAGTTTGTAAATCTCTAACTGGAATTTCTGTTCTTCAGTCATGGGAATAATCTCTGCCATTGTTGGCTCCGTTTATCCGTTAAAAGGGATATCAGTTAAGTTATCCCGTGTAGGGTATAAGCCATTATCAAAGCCACTCTGTAAGGAATCACCCGTAGATGGGCTTTGGAATGGTCACTTTGGCAGTCCGGGGATCGATATTTGCGCCTGCTGCTCAAGCCTTTCGATTCTTGCTATGAGTTGCGGTTTTTTGATCCTGCCCCAGCGGTTCAGCAAGCGTCCTGACATACTGGCAACATCCTTTTCCTTCATGAACTCCAGCATTAACTCGTTGTGCTCTCTTTGGTATGAGTGAGCCATCTCCATCAGCCTGTCACGCATCCAATTAAATGCTTTGATAAACGCCTCTTTGATGGCGGCAGCTTTTTTTCCGGTAAACGACATGATGATGTACATCGCGCCGTCTTTGGAAATTTCATATTCAACATACTGATTACCCTTGTGTTCATAGGTAACCCGCGAAAAGTTGCTGGTTAGAAATTCATCCGAACAGTCTAGCTTTTCGATTTTCTGAATGATGTGGTGATGCTGCTTGTCGAAGTAAGCTGCTACCTTGCGGGAGGTTGTGATCACGCGATCACCAGAAACAACCACCATGTCCCGGAAATCGAGATTAGCCAATTGATGATTCATAGCGTCTTTACCTTTTAGAAAGTGAGCCTGTCTCACAGAAAAGCCGCCCGAGAGAGGTCGCCACCTATAACGGCATTTCTCAGGCTCGCTTACTGAAAGGCTCTCGTTAATATGCGCGTGAGATGCGCTGTGAAATTAAGATATAAAAAGCCCCGCGAATGCGGGGCTAAATCCTGGTGTTTGTGATGACTGGCTCTTATCTCAACGCAGCCCCTTACCGCGCGCCAGATGCTCAATATCAAGCATCAGCAATGAGATGTTTAATCTGGATTTACTCCAGAAGTGATCACCACCCTGTCTACAGAGCCAGATGTGAAGGATGATGAGTAAAATTATCGCTATCATCGAAGGCATTGCGTCCTGATGTATTCCTGCAGGTAGTTAACCTGCGCGGTTATCCTGTCGATTCCACTTCGGAGACGGTAATAATTGAGTTCAGCATCTGCTGTAAGTCTTGGGCTTTCTCCATCGCCCATGCTGCTGGCTCCGGTCGTTGACTTTGCACAGATGGCGGCGACTTGCAGGCGCTTACGCCCAGCAGAAACATCAGCACGGAGACTTTCGATAGTCGCGTTAGCATCAGCAAGTTCCTTTGTATATCTTGCGTCGAGTTCTGCTACATCACGTTGACGCTTCTGCATGTCAGCGATTGTGGATGTGGCTTTATCGCGCTGCTCTTTGTAGGCAATGGCGTTATCACGGTAATGATTAACAGCCCATGACAGGCCGACGATGATGCAGATAACCAGAGCGGAGATAATCGCGGTTACTCTGCTCATACCTCAATCTCTCTGACCTTTCCGCCCGCTTCTTTGAATTTTGCAATCAGGCTGTCAGCCTTATGCTCGAACTGACCGTAACCAGCGCCCGGCAACGAAGCCCAGATATTGCTGCAACGGTCGATAGCCTGACGAATATCACCACGATCAATCATCGGTAAAGCGCCACGTTCTTTAATCTGCTGCAATGCCACAGCGTCCTGGCTTTTCGGAGAGAAGTCTTTCAGGCCAAGCTGCTTACGATAGGCATCCCACCAACGGGAAAGAAGCTGGTAACGTCCGGCGGCTGTTGATTTGAGTTTTGGGTTTAGCGTGACAAGTTTGCGAGGGTGATCGGAGTAATCAGTGAATAGCTCTCCGCCAACAATGACGTCATAACCATGATTTCTGGTTTTCTGACGTCCGTTATCAGTTCCCTCTGACCACGCCAGCATATCGAGGAACGCCTTACGTTGATTATTGATTTCCACCATCTTCTACTCCGGCTTTTTTAGCAGCGAAGCGTTTGATAAGCGAACCAATCGAGTCAGTACCGATGTAGCCGATAAACACGCTCGTTATATAAGCAAGATTGCTACTTAGTCCGGCGAAGTCGAGAAGGTCACGAATGAACCAGGCGATAATGGCGCACATCGTTGCGTCGATTACTGTTTTTGTAAACGCACCGCCATTATACCTGCCGCGAAGGTACGCCATTGCAAACGCAAGGATTGCCCCGATGCCTTGTTCCTTTGCCGCGAGAATGGCGGCTAACAGGTCATGTTTTTCTGGCATCTTCATGTCTTACCCCCAATAAGGGGATTTGCTCTATTTAATTAGGAATAAGGTCGATTACTGATAGAACAAATCCAGGCTACTGTGTTTAGTAATCAGATTTGTTCGTGACCGATATGCACGGGCAAAACGGCAGGAGGTTGTTAGCGCAGCCTCCTGCCACCCGCTTTCACGAAGATCATGTGTAGAAGGCCGCAGCGTAACTATCACTGATGAGTTCAGGATAGCCAGTGGCTACGGCTCAGTTATGGTGCTGGTTAACGGACTTGAACCGCTACCCATTCGCTTACAAGGCGACTGCTCTACCATTGGAGCTAAACCAGCATATTTGGCGGGACAGCGTGGACTCGAACCACGATAAGAAGGTTAACAGCCTTCCGTAATGACCTTTATACGACTGACCCAAATAAAAAATCCCGAAACCGTTATGCAGGCTCTAACTATTACCTGCGAACTGTTTCGGGATTGCATTTTACAGACCTCTCAGCCTGCGATGGTTGGAGTTCCAGACGATACGTCGAAGTGACCAACTAGGCGGAATCGGTAGTAAGCGCCGCCTCTTTTCATCTCACTACCACAACGAGCGAATTAACCCATCTATCCCATACTGGAGAATTCACCATGATATTTTATCCTGGCATTTTCCATTGCCTTTCTCGCCTCCTCGATATCGTCAAAACACCCTACATGAATCCTTTTACCATTGACCCTAATTCTTCCAACCCACTTGTTTGCAGCAGAATTAAAAGTCACCCCCTTCACACCAGATGAATTGTTTTTCCTCATCTTGCTGTTCCATGAGTTTTGAGTGTTAGTAACAACACGAAGATTGGCTATCCGGTTATCAGACCTATCACCATTAATATAGTCAATCACATCGGTTGGCCAATCATTGTAAACCATCAGCCATGCAATTCTATGGACATATAGCCGCATTCCATAAAGTTTTACCTGCAGATATCCATTTGTTTATAGCCAGCAACAGCGCCATAGATAAATCTAGAAGACCGAGGTGGATTCTTCCATGTAAGAATTCCAGTATCTGGATTGTAATTAAAAAGTCTCAATGCATCTTCACGTTTTAACATAGGCGAACCACATAGATATTAGAGCCTGCTGACATAGAAATATCACCACGAGAGAAGTCGCCAAAAGCGATATTTCTCAGGCTCTATTCCTATGTGCTCTCGAGTTTATGATGCGCATGTCAGTGCGCTTAGAACTTAAAGATGAGGTGGGTAAAAACTGAAAGAATGTGAACGGATATAAATCTGCCATTCTTGAGTCAAATTTACCCAATTTTATTCAATAAGTCAATATCATGCCGTTAATATGTTGCCATCCGTGGCAATCATGCTGCTAACGTGTGACCGCATTCAAAATGTTGTCTGCGATTGACTCTTCTTTGTGGCATTGCACCACCAGAGCGTCATACAGAGGCTTAACAGTGCGTGACCAGGTGGGTTGAGTAAGGTTTGGGATTAGCATCGTTACAGCGCGATATGCGGCGCTTGCTGGCATTCTTGAATAGCCGACACCTTTGCATCTTCCGCACTCTTTCTCAACAACTCTCCCCCACTGCTCTGTTTTGGCAATATCAACCGCCCGACCTGTACCGTGGCAATCTCTGCATCTTGCGCCCGGCGTCGCGGCACTACGGCAATAATCCGCATAAGCGAATGTTGCGAGCACTTGCAGTACCTTTGCCTTAGTATTTCCTTCAAGCTTTGCCACACCACGGTATTTCCCCGATACCTTGTGTGCAAATTGCATCAGATAGTTGATAGCCTTTTGTTTGTCGTTCTGGCTGAGTTCATGCTTACCGCAGAATGCAGCCATTCCGAATCCGGCTTGTGATTGCGCCATCCCCATAGCAGCCATCACATCAGTACCGGAAAGAGAGTCAGAAGCCGTAGCCCGTGGTGAGTCGCTCATCATCGGGCTTTTTGGCGAATGAAATTTAGCTACGCTTTCGAGTCTCATCGTCTTCCCCTCTTGCCCTGTTTGACCATCAGGACGCCGTTAACTATTACGTGACGCTCGCCTTTGCTGTCTCGGTTGTACTTGAGCACTGTTCCTCTTGCACAGGAAAGCATCCTCGCCACTTCGGTCTGATTGCCTCGTGTCTGGATAAGAAGCTCTGGTATCGTTTGAATTGTGGCGTTCATGCGTTCTCCAGTTCGGTGATTTTTATTCCAAGCCTTCCGCCTGGTACTTTCACACCACGAATTACGCGAATGTCATCGAGTTGCTCGTCGTCTTCCGCAAATCCGGCGTGGATAAGGGAGTCGAGTAAACCTTTCAGGATGTTATCGAGGTCGCGGCGGCGGGAGTCTGGAACGTCTGCGATGACTTTGATGCGGAGTCGTGATTTGGTGAAAATGTCTAACTTAAGTTGGCGGATGATTTGCTGAACGTCTTTTCGGTATTTCTGGCCTTTATCGCTGATGTAGTATTGGCTTCCCCGTCTTCGCCAGTAGGTATTCACCGACGGCGGGTATGGAAGCACAAACTGATATTCGTTCATGGCTTAATCTTCCCCTCCTTCAGCAATACCGCCTGCGTCCTGATCACGCCTTCGAGGTGGTAAAGTCTGGCGTCTTTGTTGTCGAGAATCCTTGTGCGTCGGTCGATCTCCGCGTGGCAGTCACTACAAGCCCATGCACCGATCAGGTCGTCAGGTTTCATTCCAGTTCCGCAAATTCCAGCCATCCGGTAATGTGCCAGAACTGTAGTTTCAGGATTGCCATTGCATACGCCGTAAATACGTACCTGGCATTCTCTGCCGCGCGCTTCTTTGCGTAGGTTAGCCATTTACCTTCCCTCGCAATTGAAGAATTGACTGAAGGTCTTTTTTAATAAATATGCGAGTGCGAATTGAGCAGTAGTTTTCCTTCATTCTGGCGTAGTAATAGTCTTTTCTTTGCTTAAGCTTGTTGGCATCCGCTGTCATCCAGTCTTTTACAGCAAACTTAATTAACCAGCGGTGGCAGAGATACCATTTCAGGTAATCACTCATCGTCTTCTTCCTCGTACATTGAGCTATTCGGATCGCTCATCAGTTCTGCGCAGCAGTGCTCACACACGTGAACTTCCAGCACATGCAGCTTCTGACCGCAGTTAGCGCACGTTAAAGCTCGCTCGACGCTTTCTTGTTCGTAACTTCGATTTGGGTCAATCACCTTGTTTTCCTCGCACGTTCTCTAAGCCACCGGATATCCCACAGGTGAGCCGTGTAATTGAAGGTTTTTACGTCAGATTCTTTTGGGATTGGCTTGCGTTTATTTCTGGAGCGTTTCGTTGGAAGGTATTTGCAGTTTTCGCAGATGATGTCGGTGATACTTCGTCGCTGTCGTCTCATGCCGCCTTCCTGACGCCCTGCCCGATCGCCATCAATGCCGCTTTGGATACGGTAGTAAACATCCGTCGAGGACTGATGAACGGTCGCCAAATCAGCAGCATGGAACCTTTGCTGTTCCCCTTCTTCTCCAGCCCTGTCGATGGCTCGATAAAATTAATCCGTCCATCAGTGATAATACGAACTTCGTCGACACTCTCCAGAGCCTTGCTGAACCATCCGACTGACATATCCTCTGGCACAAGCATAACTACCGTCTGTCGCTGTTGTATGCACTGCTCAGCGGCTTTTTCCACCCACGGCCTGATATTGCTGTACGGTGGGTTATTCCAGATTGCACCGTGGCTTACCCACTCAGAATTGAGCGCGTCGTCGGCCTCAGTTAGCCAGTGAGCGCACAGAGCATTTTTGTCGCTCGCTGCCGAATCCAGCCAGAATCCAAACTCAATATCCAGTGCATCAAAAAGCCAAAGCGGCGTTTGCCAGCAGTCCTTGTCGTGTGCTGGCGTATTTGATTTGATAGTCATGCAGCCCGATCTCCCCATCTCGCTTTCCACTCCAGAGCCAGTCTCGATTCGTCTGACCACTTAACGCCACGCTCTGTACCGAATGCCTGTATAAGCTCTAATAGCTCCGCAAATTCGCCTACACGCATCCTGCTGGTTGACTGGCCTATTACCACAAAGCCATTCCCGGCAAGGTTAGGAACAACATCCTGCTGCTTTAATGCTGCGGTAAACAC